TGGTATTTAGAAAAATATCAATCACCGACATCTCCTTGGGTTGTGTCTGAATTAAGAGGTAATAAAGTTTATAACTTATTTAAATTTACAACAATAGCTGATGGTGACTCCGCTAACACAGAAGTTAAAATATCTATAGCAAACATTTCATTTAATAACGGAACTTTTGATGTATTAGTTAGAGATTTTTATGATTCTGATAGTGCCCCTGTTGTTCTTGAGAAATTTACAAATTGTAATATGAATCCTAACGATAATTCATTTATAGCTAAGAAAGTTGGTTCTATAGATGGAGAATATGAATTGAATTCTAAATATGTTATGTTAGAACTTAATGAAGATGCACCTATAGACGCTCTTCCTTGTGGATTTTTAGGATTTAATTCAAGAGATTATGCAGGTGTTAAATCACCATTCCCAATTATAAAAACTAAATACGATTATCCTGGTGAGGTTGTTTATAACCCCCCATTTGGTTTAGCGTCAGGTGCTGACGATTCAACTAGAAGTGGTGGTGACAATGTTAGAAGAACTTATCTTGGTATATCTGATAGTATTGGTATTGATGCTAATTTCTTTGGTTATAAAGGAAAACAATTACCTTTAGATGTTGGTAATGATACTACAGGTGATGAGTGGTCAACTAGAACTAAAGGTTTCCATATGGATATAGATGCTAATAGTATCTTAATTCCTAATACTTTTACTACAAGTGGTACACCAGCATTTTATGTTGGAGATGCAACATTTACAAAAGACCCTGATAGTGAATCAAGTCCTTATTATAGACTATATTCTCGTAAATTTAGTTTCCTTGTTCAAGGAGGTTTTGACGGGTGGGATATCTATAGAGAATATAGAACAAATGGTGATACATTTGTTTTAGGTAGAAACGGTTACTTACACGGAGCGGCGGTATCAATTAAATATCCTGCGGCAACAGGTTGGGGAGCATTTAAACAAATTTCTGTTGGCGATAATAGTGAAGATTGGGCTAACACCGATTATTACGCATATAAATTAGGACAAAGAACATTTTCTAATCCTGAGGCGGTTAACATCAATGTTTTTGTAACACCTGGAATTGATTATCTTAACAATTCAGATTTAGTTGAAAGTGCTATTGATATGATTGAGAACGATAGAGCGGATTCGTTGTATATTTGTACAACACCTGATTATAATATGTTTGTACCTTCTACCGGAGACCAATCAGATTTAATTTACCCTCAACGAGCTGTCGATAATTTAGACCAAATAGGTGTTGATTCAAACTACACGGCTACTTACTACCCTTGGGTATTAACAAGAGATAGTGTTAACAATACTCAAATCTACTTACCGGCAACGGCTGAGGTTACGAGAAATTTAGCATTAACTGATAACATTGCTTTCCCTTGGTTCGCTGCGGCGGGTTACACAAGAGGTATTGTAAATGCGGTTAAAGCGAGACGTAAACTAACCCAAGAAGATAGAGACACACTTTATCAAGGTCGTATTAACCCAATCGCTACTTTCTCTGATGTTGGTACTGTAATTTGGGGTAATAAAACTCTTCAAATAAGACAATCGGCTTTAGATAGAATCAATGTTAGAAGATTATTACTTCAAGCTCGTAAATTGATTTCTGCGGTATCTGTAAGATTACTGTTTGAACAAAACGATGCTAAAGTAAGACAAGACTTCTTGGACGCTGTTAACCCTATTTTGGACGCTATCAGAAGAGATAGAGGTTTATATGATTTCCGTGTAACAGTATCGTCAGATGCTGCTGATTTAGACAGAAATCAAATGACTGGTAAGATTTATATCAAACCAACCAAATCATTAGAATTTATAGATATCACATTCTATATTACTCCAACCGGAGCTTCTTTTGAGAATATATAATTAAAATTGTTATGACTGACCGGTGAATTCCGGTCGGTTGTAATATAGCCATACAAAAACATATGTTAAAAAATAGAAAATTAATAGAAGGTATTGATGAAACAGGAGCCCCTGATGAAAAATACTATGCATTTGATTGGGACGACAATATTGTATCTATGCCAACTAAAATCATATTAAAAGATGAAGATGGTGATGAGGTAGGTATGTCAACTGAAGATTTTGCTGAATATAGAGAACAAATTGGTAAAGAGCCATTTGAATATGATGGACATAAAATTGTTGGGTTTGCCGACGAACCATTTAGATATTTTGGTATAAAAGGTGATAAACAATTTATTGTTGACGCTATGTTAGCTAAACCAGGACCAGCTTGGCCTGATTTTGCTGAAGCAATTAACAACGGGTCAATTTTTTCAATCGTGACTGCTAGAGGACATACTCCGTCAGTACTAAAAGAGGGTTGTTATAATTATATTGTTTCTAATTTTAATGGAATTGATTCTGAAGAATTAATAAAAAATTTAGAAAAATATAGAGACTTAGCTGATGAAGAAGAAATTTCTAAAAGTGAGATGATTAGGGAATATTTAAATTTATGTAAATTTTACCCAGTGACTTTTGGTGAGGGTTCTGCTGTCAACCCAGAAGAAGGTAAAATTAAGGCGTTAAAAGAATTTGTAGAATATGTTAAAAAAGTTTCTAATCATATCCAGAAAAAAGCATTTTTAAAAAATAAGATAAGCAATTATTTTATACCTAAAGTAGGATTTTCAGATGATGATATAAAAAATGTAGATGTAGTAAAAAAACATTTTGAAAAAGAACCAGAAAACATAATTAAAACTTATTCAACAGCAGGAGGAATAAAAAAAGAATATTAAATAAAAAACTAGTAATAAAAAAAACTAGTAATAAAAATCTAGTTAGTTATGCTTAATTATAATTTTTAAAGTTTTAAAAGTAAATAGAAAAAATTTTAATTGAGGATATTTATAAGAATAACAATAAAATAAAATAAAATTAAAAACAATTTAAAATGGCTGATTTATTAATGAAAATGCCCATACCGTATGAACCTAAAAGACAGAATAGGTTTATTGTTCGTTTTCCATCTTCTTTGGGAATTAATGAATGGTTTGTTGAAACCGCGGCTAGACCACATATTACAATTAACGCAACAGAAATTCCTTTTCTAAATACTTCAACATATGTTGCAGGTAGATTTACTTGGGGAACCATAAATGTTAAGTTCAGAGACCCAATCGGGCCTTCAGCATCTCAAGCTCTTATGGAGTGGGTTAGATTATGTGCTGAATCTGTAACAGGTAGAATGGGTTATGCTGCCGGATATAAGAAAAACATTGACCTTGAGATGTTAGACCCAACTGGTGTTGTTGTGGAAAAATGGATTTTAGAAGGTTCTTTCTTAAGTGATGTTAATTTTGATTCATTAGGTTATTCTACCGATGCGTTAGCGTCTATTACGGCAACAATTCGTATGGACCGTTGTATATTAGTTTACTAATTTTCAAAATATCTATATAATTAAAATGAAATCCATATGTCATATAAATGATGTATGGGTTTTATTTTTTAAAATATTTAATGTTTATTAAAAAAAGATGTTAACTATAATTATATATAAACAATAAGTTATATGGAACAAGATTTAATTAACGCAGCAACTGAAAATTTTTCATTACCACACGATATAGTAATGTTACCCTCTGGTGGAATATTTTATAAATCAAAAAAGAAATCAATCAAAGTTGGTTATTTAACAGCTAATGATGAGAATTTTTTGATGGGAGCGTCTCAAAATAATAGTAATATTATTATGACTTTATTAAGAAATAAAATTTATGAGCACGATTTAAAACCTGAAGAGTTATTAGATGGTGATGTTGAGGCTATTTTAATTTTCTTAAGAAATACTTCGTTTGGTCCTGAATATAATGTAAATTTAGTTGACCCAAAGACATCTAAACAATTCCCGTATACGGTAATTCTTGATGAATTAAACATTAAAAAAACTAGTGCCCAACCAGATGAAAATGGGTTGTTTACAACAAAACTACCTAAAACGGGGCATACCGTAAAACTAAAACCATTATCTTACGGAGATATCCTTAATCTTTCAACATTAGAGGAGTCTTACCCAGTAGGTAGAACAGCTCCTGTTGTTACTTGGAGATTATCAAAACAAATAGTAGAAATTGACGGTAATTCAAATCCGGGGGACATTTCATTATTTGTTGATTCATTACCAATTATGGACTCAAAATATGTTCGTAATTTCATCAAAGAAAACCAACCATCATTAGACTTAAAACAAACAGTAAAAGCCCCTTCAGGAGACTTGGTAACTTTCGAGATTACCTTTGGGGTGGAGTTTTTTCGGCCTTTCTTCTAATTATCGACAACTTCTAGTCGAAGAGTATTATTTACTCTCTAAATTTATTAGAACATCATATAATGATTTTAACATCATGCCAACCTATATGAGAAAATATTTAATTGATAGAATAATCGAAGACAATACGCCAAAACAAGAATAATAAAATTGTTGTTGGCGTATTTATATATAAACACAATTTGATATGGCAGATATAGACGATAAGGATGGTATTATAGGTTCATTCAAACAAACTATCAAAGAACTTGGTGATGCCTTTTGGACTAATCTAGACCCGGCAAACATTAAAGACATTTTACATCAAGTGGATACCGCAGCATCTGAAGTTATGAGAACTATGGGTGTTAGTAATCAAAATTTGATTGCTATAAAAGCGTCAATGGGTGATGCGGCAACTAGTGTTGCGATTTTAGGTGGTAAATTTAGTGAAATTGTTGATATACAAAATAAAGCGGCAACAACTTTAGGTAGAAATTTAATACTTACTTCGGATTCTTACTCTAAATTATATGCGGCCCAAAAAGTTTCAGGTCAAGGCGTTGATAGTATTATATCAGGGTTTAAAGATGCGGGATTTTCTATGTATGACGCATCTTCCCAAATGGAAAAAGTTGTTTTAAAGGCAAATAGTTTAGGTGTTAATTCTTTAACGGTTTCTAAACAAGTTGTTGAAAATATGTCAGCTCTTAATAAATTTAATTTTGCTAATGGTGTTGATGGTTTGGCAAAAATGGCGGCACAAGCTACCGGTTTAAGAGTTGATATGTCAAGTACTTTAAGTATTGCTGATAAATTGTTTGACCCTGAAGAAGCTATTAAAATGGCGGCTTCAATGCAAAGATTAGGTGTGGCTCAAGGTGATTTATTAGACCCTCTTCGATTAATGGATTTGGCTCAAAATGACCCAGCAGAACTTCAGAATCAAATTGCTAAAATGAGTGAACAATTTGTTCGACTGAATAAAGATGGTAATTTTGAAATTATGCCGGGTGCTAAACGTCAAATGAAGGAGATAGAATCCGCGATGGGATTACCAGTAGGACAATTGGCTAAAATGGCTTTAGGTAGTGCTGAATTGGCGGAAAAAATGAAATCTATTAAGTTTCCGGGCGGTGATATAACTGAAGACCAAAGAACTATGATTGCCAATATGGCGGAAATGAATAAAGGTACGGGGAAATATGAAGTTAGTTTTACAGGTGAAAAAGGTGAAAAAGTGACAAAAAGTGTTGCTGAATTAAGTAAACCTGATATTGAGGCTTTATCTAAACAACCTAAAACACTTGAAGATGTGGCAAAATCACAACTAAGTCAACAAGAAGCTATATATGCTTCGGTGGAGAGTATTAAAAATAGAACTGGTAGAGCTATAGCGGGAACAAAAGTTGGTCAAGCGGCATTAGATGCTCCGAGAGAATTGTATAAACAATTAGAAAAAACTCTTAGTGCTGAATCATCCTCTATTAAAACTATGAGACAAGGAATTGATAAAAATATTGGGGGAGTTTTAGAGGATTTCAACAAGTTTATTAAAGGAGAATCTTCATTGTCTAAAGTTTTGGAAAGTTTACAATCGGCAAGTAAAAATATTCAACAAGGAACTAAAACAGCCTTTACAGATACTGTTGATAAGGCTGATGAATCAATGAAAAATTTAACAAAATCTCAAAATATATTTTTAGAAATACTAACTAATTCTGGTAAAGTGTTAAAAGAAAAGATGGAATCTATACCTGAATTAAAAGAAATTTTTAAATCCAATGAGGTTAATGGTAATACACAGGCAATTAATAATATGAATAATCCTACAACAAATGTGACTAATGTGACTAATGTTGTTAACACAACAAAATTAGAAACTCAATATAAAGATGATTTAAAAAAGGTTGGGGTAGGTAATAGTCAGTTAGCAGAAACAAACACTAAACACACGGTTGATTCAAATGTTAATTTAAATATTAAGATAGATTCTAACAATCCAAATATTGACACGGCTCAATTAGCATTGGCGTTGAAAGACCCACAAATGGTTCAAGCAATATATTCTATTGGTAAATTAGACCCAAATAATAATTTAACAAGTAGCAAAACAGGGTCTAGAACAAAACAAATGCAAGCTTAAAAATAAATATTTTGTCTATTTATAATAAAATAATAAAAAATGTCAGATAGTTCATTATCCTTTACTTCATCATCAT